TCTTCAGGAGAGGCGGTGTTCCTCAGCTGCTGGAACTGCTGCCATTGGTAATCGAGTCTAGACTTTTCATCAGCATCAAAGGCAGCGGCATTTGCCTTACGACCTTCTGCAATTTGTGATCTAAATTGCCTAAACTTAGCAGCATTTTTATTGCCGTAAGTTATATTTGTTCCGGGAATTTTAACGCCTTCCAGATTGCTGATAAGACGTTGCATGGAGGTGATGTCACCACTGCGTTGATAAACATCCAGCTGCTGTTCAATAGCTTTCAGCTGGGCTTCATTAACCGCAACAGGATCTCTGAAATCACGCATACCATTGGCAAACGAAGTTCGCTGCCAATCATCAGCCCCCTCAGGCGTTAAAGCCTGTGGAAGCGTATTTGCCATGCTTAGTTCCGTGTTGTATTGTCTGGCTTTCAGTTCCCTTTCGTCGGTCTCCTTCATCCATACACGCATTGCTTCACGCTCGGCCATCGCCATGTTGAAGCCGCCATGCTCTTGAACGATTTGAGGGTTGATACGATCCAGACCATACTCCAGAACCCACTGTTTTGTCAGTGCCCTGGTAACATCAGCCACCTCGTACCCCTTAGCTTGGCCAGGAATAATGATCCTACCATCATCAAGCTGTACGGGTGTGTTGCTATTTTTGTTAGACAGCAAATAGGTTTCAAGGTTTGCTGGAGCAAGCTGAGCCTGAGCTACCGCTGCACCATAGGCTTCCCAGCCCCTGAGGGCAGGACTTGTAGACAGAATGGTACTGGCGGTACCAGGCGAAGTACCTGACGCGGCTGCTTCTTGAGCAACAGCTACATCTTTACTAGCATTTGCCTCAAGGACAGCTGCTTTAGCCTGAAATTGTTGTTGGGCTTTAGGTTTAACGCCAACTTCTCCACGGATATATTTAGCATAGCCTTCTGCAATCTGAGCCTTCTTTCTATTCTCAGCTTTTTCAACCATAAACTTATTTAAAGTTTCAGAGAACCTGGAAAGGGCTTCCATGTCCTTGGCTTGATTATTCAGCTGAGCATTTCCAGCCTGAATAGCCTGCTCTAAAACTTGTTGCCCAGCTTGCAACGTTTGTCGACTAGGATCAAACGTTTGAACTGGATTAAAACCAACGGCAGTTTTGGGGCCAGTTAATTGTACTTGGCCAGGAAGAGATTCATAAATTGCCATGGTTACTTAAACTTTTGAGTTGGCGTATAAAGGCTTTCCTTTATTTGAAATCCTTTGCTACCGATGCCCGAGGCAGGGGCAGGTTTAGGTACATTAGGAGAGGCAGGCGGTTTGAGAGAGGAATAAGTACTAGCAGCGCCTGCAAGAGATCCGCCAATACCAGCAACCAAACCAAGAGCACTTGGCCCCTGCTGCATAATAGGCGCAGTCGGAGCTAGCATACGATTAGATGCCGCAACATTCATCGAGCTTTGAGCTTCATTGAATACGCTTTGGGCACCATAGAAATAGTCTTCGTTTGCATAAGCCAGGTTCTGACCAAGCAATGCAAAGTCTCGGCCAGCAGTACGTTCGGCATCTGAAATAAGAATACCAATCGACTGACCACTTCTGCCTGAAGATAGAATTGTACCCTGCTGTTGAAGACTTTTAACCATACGCTGGTTAGCGTCTTCGCTAGCTTTACGGTATTCAGCAGAGAGTTCTTTTTGCTTTGATTCGTAAGCACGATTTGCAGCCAAATTGATTTGTTCAACTTGCTGAGCGTAGGCCCGTTCAGACTGAGCATACGCTTGTTGCTGCATTTGATACTGCTGCTGAGCAACAGCATTGGCATAATTAGTTTCTTGCTGAGCTTGAGTGTAGCTTGCAATAGATTGGACAGACCCAGCAACGGCTGATCCAATCGCGGTGACTACAGCTAAAGCTCCGGCTGGGATGCACATGGCATTAGTTTTGCAAATTCAACGTAGGTTAAACGATCAGGACCAACAGTTACATAAGACAGCCGCTTAAATCCAAGAAGATGAAGCAGCTTAAGGTGCATAGTATTTCGTGGGTCTGCTATGTTATAAAGCATATCGAAGCCCTTAATGGAGTTTACCCATTTCTTGGCTTCTGTAAAGAATAACTTTGGATAGGGGCGGACATCGGGTGTTGTTACCATCCAGATGGCTCCGCATTGGGCATCTGTTCTGGATACCCCCGCTACACCACATATCATACCCTTTGGATTCCAAAAGGTTACTGCGGTTTCCGAAGTCAGTACAGAAAGAGGGACGGCCTCAAGTGGAGCACACCCAAGGCCGGTTATTTCCCTATGGTCTTCTGGTTGAAGGTTTTGAGCCACATAAAGTGCATCATGATGCGTGGCTGGGTGGATCAGCGTTTTGCATATCATACTGCTTTAATGCCTTTGTTGTTGAAGGTGCCTTCCCACGTCACAGAAGTAAACGAGGTTGGGAATGGACTATCAGCCACAAGTTCAACTTCAACCTGATTACCTTTTGCCATAACAGGAATCTTATTCTGAGGGTTTCTCAGCATTGGAATACTGTTGGCAAGATACTGGTTGCTGATGATTTGTGGAAGAGATGCAACATATTCATCACGGCCCTGTGCCCGCACCTTAACAAGGAAGGGTCCAGAGTTGTAGCTGTCAACCGACATGCGATTGATCATTGGAACATTTAGGGTGTCCTTACGTCCCTCGGATCCTACCACATAGAAGGCAGGCAGTACAGCATCGGCTTCAAACTTGTAACCAAGAGCATACCGCAGAGTTGTATGGTCACCCTCAAGCTCCACATAATACCTTTGACCAACCGGTTGTGCCAGGTCGGTTTGAAGGGGCAGTTCTTGAACAACGCCAGGCTGAAGGTAACTCAGACTAACAAGCACCGGCTGTAGGTTGGCATCTTCATACCCATCCTTAAAGCAGAAGCGGGTAGTATCGTTACCAGCAAAGTAGACCTTGGTGGGGTTGTAATCAAAGAGATCCAACCGCAGGTCAACAAACTCATCGTCAAAGAATACCGCACCACCAGGGGTATCAGTCAGCAGGTTAACTTTGCTGAGAACGTGGCCATTGTCTTGGCTTGTGACAATGTAAAGCGTGTCGTGGTTAAACTCATACGCAATTACATTACCAGGCAGTGTCCATTTAAACCAAGAAGACATAATCCGCTCAGTCCCGTTGTTGTAGAAGCGGAAGAGATACAGAGCAGTCGGATCTTGATTGCTACTGATGGCAAAGGTAGCGGCAGAGGTGGTAACCTTTAAAGCCCTCACATCAGAAGGCAGGAACGTCGGTACGTTTCTACTAATCTCAGCAACAGCAGGACGAGTGGCGGAATCAGTTACAGCCATCTCAAACACGCTTGTAGCTGTATCATTCTGCTCCAGAAATACAATACTGGGGCCGATGTCAACAGGAGACACACGAGTGCTCAAGCTGTAACTAGCAAGAAGGTTAATCTCAGCCGTAGCAGCAGAGAATGCTTCAGTGGTAGTTTCGAATATATACTGGGCGTTATCAGCAAACAGAACCAAACCACGGGGCGCAGAGACCGCATGAGTTAGTTTGATTGGATTCAACGAACCACAGGAAATATCAATCGGATCACTATCCAAGATGGTAATGACTGTTCCAGCAAAGAAGTTGAAGTAGTCACCCGCCTGTGAGGTTATGACATTTTCATTGGAAGTTAAGATCAAGCGATTCTTAAAGAATGAAATGCCGTGAATCTTACTGCCAACAAATGAAGGCATTGGATTGGTCTCGGCATCACCCACTTCCCGTGGCTTCCAATACAACTTAGCAATGGAATCTACATTGGAGGTCACAGACGCAACCGTATTGACGCGGAAGGTATCGCCCTCAGCATTTGTAACGGTATCCAAAGCAGTATAGCTGCGACCAGCACGGCTAATGCTAACGCCATTGATCACGCCCGTCACGGTGGTGATAATCTGAACCCCAGCCTGCTGGCGAAGGGCCACATTAGGCGCACCAGAGGCTACCGTGTTATATGAACCAAGCACATGATACTGGTTGTTGGCAATAGTAAACACTGCGTCCGTACCAGCAGTTCTAACGATTTGTCCGTTAAAATACCAGTTGTATACCTGCGTACCGTTTGTGTAAACGATGCGCTCCACATAGGTGACTGGGCTAGGAACCCAAGGCACGTTTGTGGTGGTGACATTGGTCGTCGTGCTGGTCACCTTAAGGCGCAGGTTGATGCCAGTACCACCATAGACAGGGAAGCTTTGACCAACCGCATACCGACCATTACCTGAAGTAAGGATGGAAACGGTTTGGGGAACACCCGTCACCGTAGCCGTAGCAGGGGTAGCTGTGGCTGACGCTTCATCCAGCTTACGATAGGTGAAGGTGCCGTTGGCTTCCCGAATGATAGCGTGAGGCATGGTGGACTCGTTGATGGTTTTGACCACACCACCGGCAATACTTTCCTCCCAGATACCAGTACCCTTAGCACTGTTGTCGCTGGTTTGAAAGATCACCCAGTAATCATCACCATCAGAATTTTCCGATGCCAAGATCTTAATCTTTGCTCCATCCAGAAACTGCCTGGGAAGCTCAGATACAGTATTGACAGTGCCTTTATACGCTTGAATAGCAGCACCACTTTGACCACCCTTTGCTTCAAGAGAAAAGTCAGCATTGTTGGCACGACGGATATGAATCGTGTTACCAATAGCTGTAGCTACATAAGCAGGGTTTGCGTTGATAGAGGTAACAAGGTTGCTAACAATATCATCAGCATTAAGCTGCGTGGTAGCGGTAGTAGGGGTAGCGTAAGTAAAGGTATTGGTATCAATGACAACTTTGTACGTCGTAGCATAAGCCACAACACCTACCGTAACAAAACCAAAAGGTGTAATGGTTGCAGTCAGGTCACCGGCATTTTCAGTAACAGTGATCTGCCGATTCAATACAAAGGTATAATCATTAATCTGGAGTACCGCAAGATCAGATGAATCTGTATGTGTTGCGTAGGTAGTAGCAGAAGCAGCAGGGGTGTTTACCGTTTGCTCAATACCACTATCAGCATCCCAGATTCGCAGCACACCAGCATTGGTAAACTGAGCCAGGTACTTCTCCTCATCATCCCTAAAGATGGAGAACCAGGTACCACCATTAGCGGCATTGGTCAGCTTACGAATGCCACGAAGGCCAGGCCGTTTGGAAAGCCCGAACGTCGGATCAGGATAGTAGTTAGTACATTCCCGCAGCTGGTTGTTCAGCTTGATCGAATCAGGCTGCTGCGAGACCCCACCAACAAGGTTAGGGATTTTCTGGGAGATCGCAGCCATTATCGTGCAATAGCTCGGAACGGAGTGTAAGAAACGTAGAAGTTCTGCCCACTTTCAACACCAAAGATGTTTACATCAGAGGTGCCAGTATCATAGGCAATACAGTTAGCTCGCAGGTTAGCTTCGTCTTGAGCGTTGAAGGTCACCATTTCCTGGGAACCAAGGGCTCGACCAGCAAACACCCGAGCAGCACGTTGAGTAATATAATCTTTAAAGACCTGAGGGAGATCTTCAAAATCAAAAAGCCAAACAACATCGCATTTCACGGTGCTGTTAGCAGTAAAGGTATAGGTGTGCCCGATCTTATCGTAAAGTTTGCCATCTCTAAGTACAGTTTGATATTTTTGCGTATTCGAATATTTGTTATCAGAAAGTTGCAGCACATTGACTGGCACAAAGATCTGACCATTAACATCGGCAGTAAAGGGATAGTTGACTTCAGTATTAAAGTGCCAACCTTCGCCTTGAACTTCCCGATTAACGGCATCAAGAATTGACTCCGCCAGGGCGATTTCGGGATTAGAAATATCGAGAGACACTACGGGTGCCTGCCCGATACCAGACAGCATCTGATTAATTGCTTGTAGTTTGGTAGTCATCTGTATCGGACAGAAAGAAAAGGGAGGGGACCTCCGAAGAAATCCCCAAATGAATCAGGCCAGGTTACGGAAAGCACCAGCGCAAGCAACGCGCACAGCGCCAGCG